GTACGGCATGCCGCCCCCTGAGCCGTCCGGGCTATAGATCACCGATATGGTTCGGAAATAACCATCGAGGATCGCGTGGTTTCCGTTGACGTCCCAGTAAGCATAGCGAATGTTAGCCGAGGTCGGCGTATTGACCGAAGTCAACCGGTAGATCAGGGCGTCCATCTTTGAGGGATTGTCCGGGTCCTGGATGACCGTGCAGACGTTCGGCGTGATGAGGTCGTAGCAGATTCGGCCGTCGTGCACAGCGACCATGACGATGATGTCGTTCATGGCGTTCGTCAGGCGGTTCACCTTCCGCATCCGGGTGTCGATGTCCGTCTCTTCCTTGATGGCCTCATAGCGGTCGCTCTCAATGTCAAGGGCGCGCTGTGCGTCGGCCTTATAGATCATCGAAATCTGGTTCACGACGCGCTTGAAGATGTTCTGGCTCTGGTTGACGTGGTAGTAGAGGTTCTCGTAATTCTCCTTGCAGAACAGCTTCTTGAGCGTGTCGCGGATGATGTCCTCGTAATCGTCCGAGTAGATGCACAGACGGTTGTCGGCCTCTTCCTGGCGGTCCTTCTCGGCGCGCCACTTCGCGGCCAGGACGCTATTGATGATGGTTTGGGGAACGATGGATTTAAACATATCATGCCACCCCGCACGAGGATTTCCGAACAGGGAACCGGTTGATGAAAAACTCGCCGAGTGCGTCTATCCAGTGGTCGCTTATGCCGTCCTTGAGCGGTAATTCGCTCTGGATGTCGCCCTTTGGGTCCGGGTATCGGTACATTTCGAATGCCTGGATGAGGTTCGTACAGCGCGGGGAGATTAAGAGCTTGTCGTTCCGGAGCCACTTCCGTATCTGGTTGACCCGGTCCTGGATGATGCCGGGGTACTTGTGCTTGTACCGGACCACCTCGTAGCTAAAGATCGCGCGGAGCTCGGAGACGGAAGATGTTCCGAGCGCTTCGTTCTTCGCGTCGCCCGCGGGGTCGCAGCCGATGAGCGTCGGGCGCGCAGGCGCGGCGGCGTCGATGATGTGCTTGCCGATGACAGGGATGGGCGTCTCGCGCCTCCCGAGTTCACTCCACACGAACACGTTCTCCTGGGCGTCGACGTTTAGGAACAGCACCGCCGTCGGGGCGCTCCAGCCGAAGTCGACCCCGAGGCAATACTCCATCCCCGGGTTGAACTTGATGGACTCCCTGGCTACGTGCCGCTCCCGGCTGAAGTCCGTGAACACCTGGCCTCCGAACGACTCAAACGACGCCTCATACTCCTGGCGGAAGACACGGGGGTCCATGTCACGGCGGGCCCGCTCGATTTCATCCGGCGAAATCGTCCCGGCTTCCGAGGTCTTGATATGCCAAGACTTCCAATCAGCGGAATTCTTGAGCTCCATCTGATTTAGCTCGTAGAAGTGGTTGTAGCCTTTGGGCGTAGAGGTGAAATAGACGGGCGCTTTGAGGTCCGAGGTCATGGGTTGGAGAATCTCCTCCCACACGTTCCCGCGCATGGAGGCATACTCTTCGACGACAAGAGCATTGAGCTTCGGGCCGCGCAACGTGTCCGCCTTGTCCGCGCCCTTGAGCTGAATCTGGCCATTTCCCGCGAACCTGATTAGGAGATCGCTTTCGTTCACCTTGTTGATCAAGCCATACTTGAAGAATGGCTGGAGATTCGCCTTGAGCATAGGCCATGCCGCATCTTGGGCCGACTGGTACGTCTGGCCGACGAGCCAGCACAGCGAGTTAGGAGTGGTTGAAGCCTTGATGGTCAGAAAGTCGCACGCCAGCAGGGTCTTCCCGCTCCGCCTCCCGGCGCAGATGACCTTGAAGCGGTGGGGATCGTAAAAGACGGACTTCTGCCAAGGCTTCAGCGCATAGGGAAGCCTTACCAGCTGTCCATCATCAAGATTCGTCTGCATGTACGATCCTAAACGTCCCGATTACTTCCTGCTCATGCTTATCCCGCCATTTCTCCGGCTGCCGGTTCTTTAGCCAGAAGATCATGGCGGTTGTGTCGCCAGCCATCCATACCTTCCTTCCGTTTTTATCAAGCGTCTCGTATCCGATCGCCTTCTTATAAAGGCTCTGAGTGATCTGGAAGTCTGCCTTGAGCTTCCCCCTTTTTAGGGACTGCAAAAACGCGGGGTGTTTCTTCCAGTAATTCAGGGTTCGGGGGCTGATATCGAGGATGACGGCGATCTGCTCATCGATCAGTCCCATGCTGGCGATGACCTCCACCTTCTCGAGGTTGAGCTGGTCCATCTTGAACGGGTGGTTGAGCTTCGCGACTTTGACTTTCATGATACGACCTTCATGCACGCCTTATCTCAAAGAAGGGTTCCCCGAATTCGTACTCGTCGCTCGAGGCCCGGTCGCCCAGTCCAACGCCACCGATACGGTTTCCCTCGAGCACTCGACAAGAGAGCTTAAGCTCCCCGCAAATCTTCTCTACGTTCTTCCCCATGTCGTACTTGTCGCTGGAAACGTTGAGGACAAAAGCCACTTCCGGCCTGAGGCTTGCCATAGTCTTCTGGATGAGGGTGCGGAGGAAACCGGCGTTGAATTCTTCGGCTGTCGCATATTTTTTCCAGACCTGTTTTTCCCCGTCGTCATACCGTTCCAAGTCAAAGTATGGCGGCGAAGTGATGGCGAAATCATAAGGTCCCCGGGGGATCTTCGCCGTTTCAAAGCCGTCGCAGATGAGTTCCACCGAGGAACCGAGTGCCTTGATCTTCTTAGCGGAGAGAAGAAAGTCGGCCAGGTTCCTGAGCCCCTTGTTTGTCCGCTCGGCAGGGTCAACGCCCACGTACCGGACGCGCTTCATGGCCGCCAGGGCTCCGATCAGGCGACCGCCCCAGCCGTGGCAAGGGTCCAGGACCGCGATCCGGTTTTTTCCCTTCGTGTACTCGAGGACCAAGTCCCGGGCAACATAGGGGGGAAATTCGTTGACGATTATCGAACCGGCCTGGCCGGTCCGGGTGAATTTGATCGTTTGAGGCGGAAGAACAACCTGGCCCGAGTAAAAGACAATGAACTTAGCCAGGGCCGTGGCGAATTTTTTATTCCTCGACTCCAGGATGGTGAGCGCGTTTCGGTGGTTCTTGGCAGTGCAGTAAAGCCTGTGGGCGTTGTGGTAGATGCTGATCCAATAGCCGTCTCTCTTCCCAGCGCAAAGGCGGTTGAACTGAAAGGCGATGAGCGCGAGGGACATGATTCTCTTTTCGATGTCCTTCGTGTCGAGCTCGAGGATCTCTTTCGCGGTAAGGTCGACGATCTGATCGACCGAGAAAGCCCCGTTAGTATCGGCGAGCTCGCCTCGCTTCATCTCGTCATCCGGGCCGAATTGGTCGAGAAGCGATTTCAGGTCAACAGAGCGGCCGATGTCTACCCTGAATTCATCGAGGTTAAGCTGTGCCATATAGGGGAAGACGAGCTCTGCCAGCTTATCTTCCTCGTAGTAGCCGGCGCGGTCGTTGTCGGAGAGCGCGTACTCGATCCGCTCGGCCTCGGTCTTCGGCATGACCAGAGAGATTTCGACTTCCTGGACCCCGAGCTCCTGGAGGGCCCGGATCCTCATGTTCCCGCCCAGGACGACGTACTTCTTGCCGTTCTGGTAGCAGACGAGCGGCTTGTAGACGCCGAGCTTGAGGATCTGCTTCTTGAGGCGCTCGAAGTCCTCCGTCTTGATGCCGCGGGGGTTTTTGTCCCACGGGACGACGGAGGAGATCGGGACCTTGAGGATCTTCATGCTCAGAGGGACCCCTCCCCTGTCTTCGGGTTCTCGACCAGGGCGATAGAGACCGTCTCGTCGGGCCGCTGCATCGAGATGATGTCGGCCAGAAGCTCGTCGCTCGGAGAATCGAGCTCGATCAGGATCCTGGCGGACCTATCGCCGGAGACCAGGCTCTTGACCTTGACTTCCTTGATTAGGGCTTCGAATGCGACTTTCTTCATCATTACCCCTTCCGCTCCAGAAGCCTGTCGACCTTCCCCTCGATACGATTGAGCGCGGTCCCGGTACTCTCTTTGAACTCGACGAGACTCGCGATCGCTTCTCCGTGCTCCCGGATCACTTCCCAGGCCTCATTCAGCGCCGAAGGGGCCGGGCCCGGATTTGGCGCCGCCTTCTTTGAATTCCGCTTGAGAATTACGAGCCACGTCGCGACGTTTGCGATTAAAGACATTCCCACGGCCGGCCAAGTTGGTTCCATCATTTATTCCTCTTCTCGCACTCCTTGAGTTTAGCCTCGAGGAACCGGGCCTGCCCGAGGGCCCGGAAGTAAAGTGCGAGGAGCGAATCGAAGTCCCTGGCTTCAATGATCCGCTGGATATTTGTGTCCAACGGGACGTAGACCGTGGCGGGGCGCTTACAAGCCGCTGTACTTAGAAATAAGCACAGCGAGAGCGTTATGATCGCCCTCAGCCAGCGCCTTGAGGAACTTCTGTTCATCTTCTTTCCACTCCTTCTCGAATTCCTCGAGCTTATCTTTCTTGAGCGCCTTGAAGGCCTCGTAGAGAAGATTCAGAATGACGGTGATTGCAGGATCCATTAAAAAACTCCCTTGAATGGATCGACTATAATCCGCGGTCCCTTTCGGTAGTCCAGCGGGCGGATCTTGATAAAGGCGTTTTGCGCAATGGCATCCTCCGTCGTGATCGTCCCGGATCCTCCGCCGTCTGCGCCGATGGCCAGGGTGTTATCAATCATCAGGACGACGTGCACCGCCCGGCCTCCGGGGTCAAGATAAAAGGCCAGGCAACCCGCGTAGCCGCGAGCCACCTCGCCGGGACGGAAGATGGAAAGGAGATCGTTTGCAGAGTAATCGAGTCCGTGGGCCAGCCGGCCGACCATCTGGAGGACTTCGACGACGAGGCCGGAGCAGTCGAACCCGGCCATCGGGTCGTCGCCTCCCCAATGGTAGGGCGTCCCGATGAAGTGCTTGGCATAGTCCACCGCGACGGCGCGGTAGTAGTCGGCCCGGACGAGGTCGTCTTGCTTCACGCTCCAATTGTAAGGGGTGGTTTTTTGGGAAAGGTCTCAAGTCGGGGAAAAGGAACGGGTAAGCCGTACCCTGGGTACGGGTAAGCCGAGGGAATTCCCCTCTTGACAGGTTTTTTAGGCTTCGATTTTTTCGAATGCGGCGTGGCCGTATTTCCTCAGCCATAATTCGCGTGAGCAGGATCTGTTGGAAAGGGGGACTTCCTTTAGCATAACCAGATCGAATGGAGTTATTTTATCTAAGATAATTCGGACGATTCGGATATCATTTTTTCCGAAGCCGATCAAATTGGCATTCCGGTCATCGGCTTTGACGACGAAATATCCCATGTCTCTAAGGTCGTCGGCCGCTTTTTTCTTCGCTCTGGCAATGCGTCCTTTTATCCGGTCATCTGACATCTTGTTATCCTCGGCCGCCTGGTATCCTCCGCTCCGGCTCCCGGCCCGGATTTGGATTTTTCTTCTGCTCTTCTTCCTTTCGCCTCCTCGCCTCCGCGATCTGGGCAGCATAGTGCTCGGGGGAGATCCAACCAACGAATAAGACGTGATCGAAATTGATGGCAATTTTGGACCCGTCCATTTCTACCGCCTCGACGAACCGCCCGG